ACGAAATACTTCGTACAATTAGACTCTCGCAGAAATGGCAGCATAGAAGAGAAACTTATCGCAGCGAAAGATCAGGGTTGGGTTACTCCTGAAGGTGTAGAGATTCCAATGGAAGATGTTTTGACTGCTGACTTTGAAATAGGTCACATCAAACCGTATGCCGATGGAGGCAAATCCGAACTGTCAAACTTTGCGATTCAGACCAGAGAGGATAATAGAAAACTTGGTAAGAATCCTATTCAAGTATAATAAAAATTAAGGGGGACTGAATGTCCCCCTTTTCTTATGTCAAAAAAAAGGGGAGACCGAAGTCTCCCCATAAAATGACTAGTAAACCTAGTTCTATTTTTTATACAGGTCTTAGGCGAGGATGTTGTCCACACGGAAGATTCTGTAATACGGGTTGCTCTTAGCAGCAGCAAGACCGTCAGCAGGAGTTGAACCAACGAAGGGGTTCGAAGCCATGCCGTAGCGAGTCTTGAATCCGATCTTCGGCTGGAACGTGTCCTCACCAACTGCCTTAACCATCTGCAGAGGAACGTAGGGGCAGTAGAACACACCTGCGTCATAAGCGTTTGTACCCTTGTAGCCAACTGTCACGTAGTCAGTCTGTGCATAAGGATCGATGTACACACGCATACGACCGTTCAGTACACCAGCGAAGGTGTTACCAGTGTCGTCAACCTGAAGGTTGGTAGACATTGCAGGAGTGTAGTCGAGCATGCCAGAAGCAGACAGTGCAGTTGCAACGTCAGACGAGCACACGATAACGTTACCCTTACCACGTCTTGTCTCTTTTGCAATTACGTTTGCTTCACGGTCAAGCTGAACAACAAGACCCTTGAACTTCTCTGCAGACCAACGACCGTCAGCGTCAGAGCTCAGATCGAAGATACCTTGCTTGGTAACGTTCGCCTGAAGAGCACCTGTCTTCGCCTGGCTGTTGATAGTACGGATAACTTCACGGTTGATTTCCGCAAGGATTTCCGTAGAGAGAATGTTTGCAAGTTCAGTCTCAGCGTCAAGACCATGAATCGCTTTCAGGTCTTGTGCGAGTTCAAGACTGTACTCGGCTTTCAGCGCACGAGACTTCGCAGTCACGGTTGCCTTTTCGATGGTGAAGCCCATCTCGTTGAATGAAGAACCACCTGTCGAACCAAGTGCTTCAGCGTCTGCAGTAGGCATACCGCCTGCAGCAAGAGCAGTTGCACGAAGTGCGTCAGCAGAGTCACCAGTAGGAGTGATACCGTTGAAACCAGACACGTTGTCGGAATCATGTGTACCACCGCTGTCGCCAGAGTACTGAGTTTCAGCTTCGTTGAACAGTGCTTCACGGTTAGAAGTAGAACCACCTTGGTATCTTGCCTTCATAGCGAAGATAAGACCAGTCGGGCCAGACATCGGTTGAACACCACACACATCGTATGCCATGAGGTTAGGCATAGCACGTCTAACGAGAGAGATCAGAATCGGATCCCATGTACCGATAGAACCTGTGTTAGCGCCACCAGGCGCTGCTTCGGTCAAAGAACCGAAACCGGCATGTTGTGCACGCTCTTCATGCATTGCACGTTCTTGGTTTTCCAAGATTGCAGCTGTAACTGCTTTTCTGTGATAATCGGTGATTTCGCCAGCAGAACTTTCGTTCAGAACGGGAGACCACTTCTCAATCAAATGATCGTAAGAGTTCATAATAGATTTCCTTATTTCTTAGCGGTTTGTCTAATTGTTTTGAGGTACTGTTCCATCACACTAGAAACTTCAACTTCTGCGTCAGCTTCTTCTGCCATGGTTTCTTGTACCGATACTTTTTCTGCCTTGAAGAAAGACTCCTTCACAGTGGCAACTTTCATCTTGAACGATGCTTCGTCATCGAAGTCTACGTTCTCAATGAGACCACGGAGTTTTTCAACCTGAGTTTCAGCCATGTCACGAGTTGCTTCCGCAATGATCGATTCACGCTTGTATGTCTCAAGTTCTTCGGCAAGTTTGATTGCGTCACCAGTTTGAGTGTTGAGTTTTTCTTCCAACTCTTCAACCTGTGAAGCAAGTTCGTCAACTAAGTCTACCTTGGACTCAGGAACTTCGATGTAAGACTCAACGAAGAGGTCTTTCATCTTATCCATAAAGGTCTCTGCAATTTCAGTACGGAGACCGTTCTGGATTGCAACCTTGTTATCTTCCATCCAAGATTCAACTACGTAGTTGAGGTAGCTGTCAACCTTCTCGACTAGATCGCTCTTAATAGATGCGACTTCCTCGGAAAGTTCCTCCTTGTACTGTGCTTCGATTCTGTCCACTTCTTCGGACAACTTCGACTTCACAGCAGCTTCGAAAATTACAGCAGTTTTGGCTTTGAACTCATCACTGAGTGTAGCCTCAGACTCGACCAATGCGTCTAGTTCTGCAGTAGTGTCAGTGGTTTCAGCAACCACTTCTTCTTCTGCTACCACTTCTTCTCCCATCATCTTACCGTATGCAGCCTGCAAATCAACCTTTTTCATTGCGTTCATTTTGCCGTACATAGCATTGATCATTCCTGCCTTTGTTTTCGGAACAGGAGCTTGTTTAGTGGCATCTGCCGCTTTGTCCACCGATGCGATAGACTCAGGTTCGGTTACCTCACCTTCGTCACCTTTCGGGGCTTTAGCTGCAGGAGCCGCCTCGTCGAGAGTTTCTTCCACGATATCGTTAATTTCTTCATCGTGGAGTTCGACTTCGACTGTCTTTGTATTATCAGTCATATTGACTCCTTACAATTGTGATTTAATTAACGAGAGGAAATTCTTAAACTCTCGAATCTGCACTTCGGGACGAAATGCTTTCGGAGCAGTTTTAATTTCAGTCTCCATTTTCTCAATTACCTGAGGCTTTAAAATGCCGTTATTCCAAACCCAGTCTACACCTTCCATGATTCCATTAACGAAGGCGTCAGGTGCGCTAGGGTCTTGTACGATGTCAACCGTACTAAGAATAAAGTCGTCTTTGACGTACATTGCGCCATTTCTTTGCTCAAGGCTACCCATACCACGAGTTGACACACCTAGTTGAACACCGCCCTCAAGGAGACCTTTTACGATCTTACCCATTGGAGTATCCAATATCTGTGCCTTTCCGACTACATCATTTCCCTCAAACTTGAGGTCTGTGATGAGGTGCGAAACTTTGTCAAGGTTAACTGTCGGCCCTTCAGGGTGATTCAACTCACCGACCGCACGTTTCTTGCTAACCTGATCTGTAACGTACTTACTTACCGCTCTCTCCATAATGGGTTTGGGGTAGATACGTCCGTTACGATTCTTTTGATCTGCTTGGGCGAATACGCCTTCAATGACGTATTTCTTCTCGCCATCTTCTCTTTTCTCTACGATGCACTGGACATCGTTTTCGGTGTATTCGCTAATTAATTTCATCTGAGTTCCTTTATAATTGTCTCAGCTGCCTTCTCTGCTTCTTTCTGATTGCGGAACGTGTCCAACATATCTCCATCCACATAGGCGGTAAAACCTTTTTTATCCTTGACTATCTTGACAGGGACTTTTTGTATTTTCTTATCGAAGACAACTTCACCCTTCGGTGATTTTGCCTCACGAATCTGTTGAAATGTTTTCATTTCAAGTTTCCTGTTTAACTATTATTTATACAAAAAAGGTTTTTTAGATGAATTTTTTATTAAACTTCACCACCAGCGTAGATGTGTTTACCCTCATCCTCGGCTGTATCTTCTTCTTCGAAGTCATCTTCGTCTTCGACTGCAGCTGCATCCAACTCATCTTCTTCGTATTCTGAGATGTCGATGTCATCATCTGCTGAGTTAAAGATGGAATTTGCAACAGCAACTTTCTCTGCATCAAGACGTGTGTTCACCTTGTCCTGAATCAGATTACCGAACATATTCTGTGCAGCGTTGTAGTTTTTCTGTTGTAACGCATCGATAAACTCTTCGACTGCGCTATTAGTTTCGTTCTCAATATCACTCATGTTAACCTCCAAAGTCATCTTCTGTTTCGTCGTTTCCTTCCTCATCAGCAACTGAGTTTTCGGATTCGACTTCTTTCTTCATCAAGTCAATGTCTTCATCGGACATCATCATGACATTCTTCATTACCCACTCACGTGAGAAGTATTCGCCCACGTAGTTTGTGATTCGATCCATTGTGTCGAGTCTTTCTCTCAACAGTTCTGCATCCTTCAGCTCGGTGAAGTGGTTGTCACGGATAAAGTCGATCTGGATATCGTTCTTCCAATCTTCCCAATCCTGTTCGGTCATTACACCCTTCAACAATAACTGTTTGCGTAGAATGTTCAGGAATACATTAGAGAACCTTCTACGCAGTCTATCAATAAACTTCTGGAACTTAACTTCGTCCCTACTGATCTCAGTAGAACGACCAAGAGAGAACTGTGCTTCCTGTTCCAGTCTGTTAATAGGTACATTCAGAGAACGATACAATCTCTTCTGGAAGTAGATGATATCGTCAATCTGTCCAAGATTCTCACCGCCAGGCAGTGTAGAAATCTCTGTACCACGGCCACCTTCTCTACGAGGTAACCAGAAATCTTCCAACATGGACATATGTTTGCGATCATCCTTGATCTGTCCGGTGTTGGCATCGTAAACTAACTTGTTTCTATAACGAGACATGATGTCTTTCATGTGTTGTTCTGCCTTACCCGTAGGTAGGTTACCAACATCGATATAGAAAATTCTTCTCTCAGGTGCACGTGCGAGACGGTAGATCACCAGAGAGTCTTCCATCATCCTTAACTGGTTGATGGGTTTAATTGCTTTGTGTAAGTAAGAGATCACTCTCTTACGTGTTGGGTCAAGTAGACCCGAAGACACATATGAAACAGAATCAGGTGAGAGTTTAACCCCTTGGTTAGACCCAGCCTTCTCTTGATAGATGTAGAACTCGTTTACCTTGTCTACAATCTTTGCGCCTGTTGCCTGATCCTTTTTATATGTGACCTCTTTGACCTTGCGAATCTTCGCAGAGTCAATAGGACGAACTTCTTTAATACCAGCCTTTAGGTTGGATTCATTTACAACTAAGTGATGAACCAAACGACCATCAACATACCACGAACGGAAAATGTCGTGTGCGAGTTCGTTGAAGTTCAACATAGAACAAATTTGATCAAACTCTTCGATCATCATCTTCTTGATCTTATCAGAGGTTTCAACTTTGTCCAGATTAATTTCTACCGAAGACTCCATATCAGAGGCTGAGATAGATTCGTTAATGATGTCCTCAATCGCTGCATCGACTTCGGGGTGTTCTGCAAGACCACGATACTTCTTAATAAGTTCCGTATTGTCTTTCGCATCATTACCCTCCATGTCAATGTATTGACCATAGTGAGCACCACTGGCAGTGACGTACCCAGCGCCATCGTCATCCGTTTTCGGAACGATAGACTGTAACTTTTTGTCTTCTTCACCGACCTTACGGGCCTTTTTAATCTCAAATCCAAAAAGTCTTAATACACTATTATCTTGTTCTGCCATATACCTTTCCAATCCTGTAAAGAACGGGGGAGATAAACTCCCCCGCATCAGTACTACTTATACCAACCTTAAGAGGTTGTGTCAGATTCCCAGTACTGGACTTGGAACTCAACCGTAAACTCTTCGATTGTGTCAACTGTTTCGTAGTTAACGTCAATCGCAGCAACGTTGGTTGGGAAACAACCACGGAACTGATAAGTTTTTAGAGTTGAACCGTCTTTGTCCAATTGCTCAACAATCAAGTCTGCTTCGTAATCAACGGGGTTGGTCAGACCAGTATTTGCACTGTGTGCATTGATACCGTTCATCCAACGTTCCATTGCGTTGCGAGTGTCGAAGTTAGTATCGTTGATTACAGTAATCGTCCATGTTTCGAACGTTCTGTCACCAGCGATCTTCAACTGTCTACCACGGAACGGGACTTCAATCACGTTCATCACGGAAGCAGGGAGTGCTGCAGCCTTACACAGGAAGGATGTCAATTCGACATCACCCCCAGCGTAAGCGGGAAAGTTGACTGTCGCTTTGAAGAGATTAGGACGTGCACCGCCCCCTCTCAACTTCGACTTAAAGTCATCTACGCCTAAAATTGCCATCTTTCTCTACTCCTTAAACTGCGCCAACTACTTCTTCAAAGTCCACACCAGTTCTAACTGCGACGAAGTTCAACGTCACGAAGTTAATAGAACGGGCAGGCTTGATGAAGATAGAAGCGACAAATTCGTTTCTGTCAACCACTGCAGGGGTGTTGTTTGTTTCGTCACAAACCACCTTAAAGTCAGTGATACCTCTTCGACCTCTAATCTCACGAAGCAGAGGTTCAACGACATTCACGAATTCTGCACGAGTAAACTCGTCGTTGAATTCGAAGAGAATGTTCTTCGCAGCAGCTGCGATAGACTTCTCAATACCGATGAACAATCTACGAACGTTGATTCTGTCAAATGCAGAAGGTCTGAGTTCGTGTGTCTTATCACCATAAAGGACGATACCCACGCCAGGAATATTGGAGATTGGGTTGACGTTAGCCTTGTACAGTGAGTCTCTCTGCGTTTTGTTCGGAGAGTGGGCAATATCTGTAATTGCAAGATAGTTACCACGTCTCTGACCAGCAGGAGAGTACCAAGGTGCAGCAACAAAGTCTGTTGCAGCCATGATACCCGCAGTACTAGAGTTAGCAGGGATGTAGATGTAGTTATCGTTGTACTTATCGAATACCTTGAGGTAGTTGTTATCTACGATCAGGTAAGAACTGTTCGACAAAGAATTTGCAAACGAAATTGCGTTTGTATTAGCCGTGGCTGTAGGAATACCAACAATGTCTTCTCTAGGAGGAGACACAGGAACCACACAGTCTTTGCGATCTTTAGCGATTGCGTTACAGTAATTAGCGATTGTAACCCCATCCGAGTCGTTAGCAGACTGAAGAGGAATCAGGAAGTCTACCTGAATCTGTTCGGTGTCGTCGAATAGATCGAAACCAGTTGTAACCTGACCGTTGGTCAAATCAGAACTGTTAACACCACCACCGAGCTTGATCTTAGAAACATCATTAGTCCATGCAGAAGTACCTGTAGAGTAATCTACTGCAGAGTCAACCGAAGGTGTCTTACCCCAGTTTTGACCAATGTTTTCGTAAGAAGCACCGAAAGCGGAATCGTTATCGAACTGACCACACCACACATACTCAGAACGACTGTTGAGTACTTCTTGGATGTAGTTAGGTGATCCATCCGGAGTTACTGCGCCCTTAGCAGCAGACAGGTGAGGGAATGTTTCCAACACACTGCCAGGCGTACCTGTGAAAGAACCTGTACGGTCAATAACTGCTACGTGAACTTCGTCCTTCGATGCACCGTTGTCGGTTGCATAGGCAGAAGTTGTGGGGGCACGGTCGAATGATCCTTTGTAAGACCATGCGTTGAAGTAGTTTGCACCATCTGAATCAGCGGCAGGACAGAAAGATACAGTCAATGCGTTACCCAGAGAGCCTGGATATTTTGCAATGAAAGAACCTGTTGCCAGTGTTCGAGCGTTTACAGAAGATTTAACTGTAGTTTCCCAATCTTCTTGGTTTTCAACTACTGCGGAATCGCCAGTAAGTTTAGTTACTGCACTGTGTGCGTTAATGCCTCCATTGTTACCACGAACAATGTAAAGCGAGTTGGTGTACTTTAAAAAGTACGAAGCACTGTGGAAATCCACAGCGTTGTCTTCGTCAGGTGCGGCAAACACTCTCACCAGTCCAGACTCGTCTGCGACTAATGTACGAGAGTTCACGGGGCCCCAACGAAAGTTCCCGACGAATGCGCCAACAGAAGTCGATACGTTGGGTGCAACACCCGACAAATCGATCTCTTTGACCGTAATCGCAGGAGACAGAGACGGTGATAGTAATGCCATGACTCTTTTCCTTTTTTCGTTTACAAATTATAAGTTGAACATAATACGGATTTTCTCAATACTTTTATTTATAAAAAGCGGGGTTTTCACCAATCATCTTGACGCCAAACCTGCCATTCATTAATACCTTCTTGAGCTTCCTGTTCGATTATGTGTGCGCTACCATCATCAATAAATCCAAATGGAGGGACATCATCCTGAATCTGTTTCATTCTTTCATCAAACAACATCTGTTTGATATTGATATCTGTCATGTCTGCGAAGAACTGCGTCGAAACAAAGTATCCAAACATGACTAGATTCATCATGAGGTCATCGTGGTTTCCATCCGAGGCCTCATATGACTGACCCTTTGCGACAAACGTCGATATCTCAAGGATCGTATTTTCATCTACAATATCTAACTTGCGATTCTCTAGAATATCTTTTATGCTAGAACAACCAAGACGTTTAACCTTGCGGTTCATTTCGATTCCGATACCGGAGGCTTTCACTGCACTGGTTACATGAACATTCTCATATTCTAAATCGTGATATAATCCATTACATACAACTCCACCCTGATCATTCGATTCCACAACCACATATGCGTTGTTGTAGAGAGTTGCATACTTATATATAATGTTAGGAAAGAGAATTGGAGAGATAGTATTGCAGCGATAAACCGAGACCTGCTTAAAGGGTCTGGCCGCTATGTCGATAACCGTGAAGGTCGAATAATCCTGCCCTCTTCCTTTTGATACGTCAACCATACAAATATATTCTTTATTTGGATTTGGTTGTTCGTATACTAACAAGTCACCACCTTCCAATACTTCAATTGGGGGTTTCGTCCTCAACGAGAGTAAAGTCTCTGCGTTGATTAGGGTGTCGCCCGTCCCAAAAAATGTATTCCCGAACTCCTGATCGAACTGTAGTTGTGATGTGTTTGAGATAGTTTGTTCTTTCCACTTCTCATCACGGCCAGGCACGTCCCACCAGTTTACCTCAAACGGTTTATATTCATTTATTCCTTGGACTGCACCTTCCCAGATTTTCTGGTAGGTGTTCCCGATACCATTTGCCGTAGACGTGATAATGACTTTCGTATCTTTACCAGCAGAGACGACAGGATAGGTTGAAGTATAGAATTCATTAGCCCGTTCAACAAAAGCAAACTCGTCAAGAAAAAGAAGGTTAACAGACATACCCCGTATAGAACTACCACTGGTGGCAGCAGCAATAATGCGACTGTTGTTGGAAAATTCGATGCTACCCTTGTTGAGTGCCTTGCAGCCAGGCTGCAAAAAGAAAGGAAGATTTTCAAGAGCGAGCGTGACACGTTGTAACATTTCCCTCGCAGTTGCACCTTTGTTGGCGAGTACTGCGATAGTTTTTTCGGGGTGAAAGATAGCGTACCATAACAGATATACTACAGAAGAAATGGATTTACCAGATTGACGACAAGCAAGAACAATAGAAAATCTATTAGAGTTAAAGTGGTGAAACATCTTTTCTTGATAGGTGTATAGGTTGAAGGGTACGAGCCCCTTATCAAGAGAAATGATCTTAACGTAAGTACGAGCAAAATAGGCAGGGTCACCCATACAACGAGCATATTCTCTTACCTTGTCCTCAGTCCAATCTTCATTGATACCATCACGTTTAACGAG